AATCTTCCTCTTGAGTTCTCCACCGGTCAAAATAAAGGTCTGTAAATAACTGGTTAGGGTTAGCATCGGTAAACTCTCCCTCTAAAAATCGTTTTCTAAGCCTTGCTGATAATCCCTCAAGTGTCTTGATGTACCCATCGGATAGATTCTCTTGGTTGTCCTTTGGGTTGATCTGGAAATACTTGTAATCCTCTGGATCGTACAAATTAATCCCTGTCTCTGGGTCTCTCGTTTGAACAAACAACTTATAAGTCCAATGGTTCTTATCGGGCGGGTTGCAGTCAAAGAACATCCTCGGCTTAAGAGGCTTCATCTCAATCTTTTTGTCCACAATGATCTGTTGATTGACTTTTTGAGCTAACCTGGTCATTGCTATCCCAACCGAAGGCCAAGCTATCTGACTGGATTCGTTCAGGTAGATCGTTGAGAACTCCATACCTAGAATCTTCTCCGTCCGTTCCTTGTCATCCAGTCCACCAAACCAAATCTCACTTCCATTGTCAAACTTGGCAAACCAGTGTGTCTTGTCTAGCTTGTATTTGACCGTTGGATAACAGACTTTCATTACTTTCGGAAAAGTGTCGTACACCACTGAGTTGACAACGTGATTGAACCTGAAACGTAGGATTGTGTGCCTTGACCCTCCTGCCTTGATTGCCCTGGTAACAATCTGCCGAACAATCGTAAAAGTCTTTCCTGAACGTGATCCACCAAAAAGCATGATGTAAGTGGCATCCCCACTCATCAACTTCATTGCCTCTAGTTGTTTCTCGGTGTACTTAAGCGTCATTGTCTGTAGCTACTTGCATAAGAAGTGGGCCACCAGATGCTCCGGTAATTTCTTGTTCGGTCTTGTCTCGCCATCCTAAGATGTTCTTTGCGGTAAAGATTGAAAACTGTGCGTTAAACACTCCCGCAGTCGCACCTTCGACTAAAACAGACTCTTGTAACTGCCTTGCAACTTTATATGCGTCGGAAAACTCAGGATGTTTAAGTCTTTCGTTCTCATCTTTTGCGTTAGCCCATTCATGTAAAGTGTCTCTTGTGACCCCTCTACTGGCTGCAAATCGGGTTAGTGTGGGGAATAGATTAGATAATCTTTCAGTCCGTTCTACTCCGTTGGGGAGAATAATTGTTTTCTCCGAGTATGCGGGCTGATTGAAATAATCTATTAATTCTTTGGCATATTCCTCTTTGTAAAGGGATGGTCTGCCTATTGGGTTGGGGTGTGATTTAACTGTTTTCTTCATGGTTGCCAATTGTATGCTTAAATTGACGTATTGCAAACTATTTGTTTATTAACAGGTATGAGGACTGGTAATGGCGGGGATGTTATCAAAGGTTCATCCCTATTTTTAGCACGATAACTTAAAACAGACGGTCTTCAGCTTTTTATCGGCTTGGCTACCGAACTCAGACATCTGTTGCTCTCCTTTGTGAGCTACCTCCACGCAGGGAAAATATTTCATTCCTTGCCGTCAATCCTCATACTTGTTAAATTTGGGACGGTTCGCATAAAGCAGCGTTCTTTTTGTGCACCAATTCTTCGTGATTTACGGCGCTAACCCGTATTACCGTCCCAAAATCTTTATTGGACTGGGTTTCCGTCCGTTTGTTCGCTTTCCTTTTGAATCTTTGCCTGATACTGGCTGACCTGGATTGCTACTTGTTGTCTGAGTTTGTTCACCAGTTGCTCGACTTGTGCCATTGGGAGACTTCCTAGTCCTGCAAAGATGATATCTGTCTCTTGAGTTGATAGATCAGAGAACGTGATTTTTAGTGGGTTCATGGTTGTTTTTGGGTTGATAAAAACGAATGTAAGTCACCTAAATAGGTTGGTGAGTATACATCTGAAATATCGAAATCTTTTGACTTTAGACCAAGCATTGTGTGTAGGTCTTCTAAATAGTTTTGTGAATGTGGGTTGAGATTAGGGTTTACAAGTAATTTATCGGGTGAAACATCGTAGGATTCCAAAGGAAAAGTATTTGATCTTTCCTCCGGTGTCATATTCATTCTGGCTTGAGTTGCCCTAGATTCTGCCTCTCCCAATAATCTACTGTAATAATCCGTAGGAGTTGCGCCAAATTGTTGTTTTAGTTCACCAAGTTTTGTTCCGTGAAAACTCATTTGTTGAGCTGCATTATTTTTAGCTATTGGGTCTTCAGTGGTCATCCTTTGGTTGTAAGCATTATTAAATTGGTCTTGATGATATTTAATTTCTTTTGCTATTGGATCAAATTCTGTAGGGCTTCCACCCCTTCCCCATCCTTCTCTTTGCTGAATAGCATGTTGCGCCTCATGCAAAAAAGTGCTTTTAAGATTTTCTAAATCTGGCGCATTACCACTAATTGATTCGTTTTTCAATTGGTCATTAACTGTTGTTTTGTAGTATTTTCCAGTTGTTTGCGCCCCTGGAGTTAATTCCCCAGTAGATTCAATATTTCTTAAAGATGGATAAGCCTGGTATAAATCAGGGTGAACCAGATTGCTTGGCAATTTAGATTGAGATTCATATAAATCGTTCTTAATAGCATTTTTAGCTTTAAGATCTAAATCTTTAAAATCTTTTCCATGAATCAATTTTGCAGTTAAATTTAACTCTCGATCCATTTCTTCAGGAGATAAGTCTGCTCTACCTTTAGCCGATAAATCACTCATTTCCTGTCTTAATCTACCGTCTGGACTTCTAAAAGTGCTAGTTTGTTTCCAAGCATCCGCAGGAGAAACTTCTTTTTCCTCTAGTTTAATGAATTTTTCTGCTGCGTCTTTGTTCCAATTATTTGCACTTTCGCCAATAAACATCCTCATTGGCTGAGGAGTTACTTTAGCTAATTTACCTTCACCATAAACCATTGCATCATTAATTGCATTTCCTGCAATACTTGCATATTTAGGTATCAAAGGAGCTAATTGCGATATTAAACTTAAAGCATACCCCGCTTCACCTGAATTTTTAATGTTTGCAGCGTCTGGATGTAATACGCTAAATCCCATTTCATCGGGAGCAGTCCCAGTTAATCCTTTAATAAATGCGTATGTTTTAGGGTCTGGTAAAGTGTTTACATCCCTCAATTGAGCTAATTTTGTGCTTTTTTGTCCCTGCTTGGCAATGTTTGGATTACCAAAATAAGGCTTATCTGAATCTAATAAGTCTTGCAAGGAGGGCATTTTAGTTTATTGTCTGAGGTTGTTGATCTATTGTTACTTCTAATCCAAACTGCTTTAAAACTATAAGCCAGTCATGAGCAATGACTAAAGCGTAGCCATCACCGATTAAAGTGATGTTTACCTTTTGAGTTTCGTCATCTATGTCAATAGTGACGTTTGCCCTGCTCACTTTTTCTTTTTTTTCTTTTCAGCTTCACGCTTTTCAGAATAGGCAATTGCAACGGCTTGCTTAACTGGACGGCCTTCTTTGATTTCCGTTTTCACGTTCTCTTTAAAAGCCTTCTTTGATGCTGATTTTTTAAGCATTTTTATCCTTGGGTATGCAAAATAGCATAATTGATCTGAATTGCCTCAGAATAAGCGTTGTTGGTTGAGTTTTTGATCACAATCGTAAACTGACCACTTGCTATTGCTGCGACAAATACGTTGTACGCTCCAAGAGTTCCACCGCTTGCAACACTTGCAACTACGGTGTCTTTTGCGCTTACTGCTGAACAATTTACAACAAAAACACCTTGAGCTGCCGGTGCGAGTTGTGAATTTGCCGTAACAATTGACCCTGAAGGAGTGTTGATCGTTACCGCAGTATTCTTGTTGTTTGTTTGTGTAACAGTTGAATAATTCCCTGCTGCGTAGCCTATCTGCCCAATTGCAAACACATTATTTGCAGAAACTATGTCCGCACCAATGATGTTTTGGTCAGAATAAGCTACCCCTATTGCTTGGGAATTGCCCATGATTACAGTGCAATCGCTTGTATTAGTGCAAAACTTACAACAACTGCCTCAGAAAGTGATCCTGCGGAGATGTTTTGTAAAGTAATGTCAAATGATCCTGTGCCAACTGCGGAGCAATCAATCGAATAATCGCCTGAAGTACCACCAGATGCAATTACCACAATTGGGACATCACCAGCAGTCACTAATGAGTTGGTAACTGTAAATTTAACCGCAGCAGATGCAGCTAAAGCAGCGTTATTCATCACAATCTTACCCAAAGCGTTGTTGATTGTCACGCCTGTAGACTTGCTTGTGGCTTGTGTTACCGAAGGTATTGTTCCGCTATAACCAACTCTGTAACCAAGTTGACCAGTTGAGTTGTCGGCTGCAATGGCTTGTGAACCTATTAGGTTCATGTCTTCAAATGCTACACCTAAAGCTATGTGTCCCATAATCTACCCCTATTTTTTCAATTTAATCTTAGAAAGAGCCTTCATCTGCTCGTCAGCGATCCGCTTTGCAGCAGACATTCTTGACCGACTTGCCTCTATTTCTCTTGCTTGCTGAAGCGTT